GCTCGCTAGGTGGTTGAAGAAGGATAATAGCCCAGTGCTCTTGTAAGTGATGGCGTTGTCCCATTCTGGAAAACTGGGGTTAACGTCGATTGTTAGCCTATTTAATTGACGGGGCGGCGGTGTGGGGGTAGGCTCGATTTTGGCGCTATCCAACTTGGTTAGACGGAAAAGCCCGTAATGATGTTCTTTTTCCATTAGTGGTAACGTAATTACGGGTTCCCAAATGAAAGTGTGTTTGTACCCATCTACTACTTTGGAATAACTATGCACCTGTTCTACATTGTGTGGGCGAAGATAAAATAAGTTGCTACATAAGGGTGCATGAGTATATGGAGTTGAATTGCCGTGGACTGTGAAGGTGACGTGGTCTCGTTTGCTCTGTGTATCAATGACTGCTTCGCCAAGGGTGGTCTTGTGTATGCCGTCTGCGAATACATGCCCTGTTATATAACATTTTTCCATTTTCCCTTCGATCAGGCGTTTTTCTACTCCTTCTACGACACCGGGGTAATAAAAACTGTCAATACTATAACCATATCTTTTTATTTGGTGGCCAGCAGCTGAGCTGTTTCTGTCTCGATTAGTCGCATTGTCGGGGAGACAATCGCAATTGGTTTCAGCTCCACATACGCAATAAGTTACGGCTATATTCTTTCCTTGTTTTATCAATTTGTCTCTTACTTGTAAGGCACGTTCCATGTATTTCTGGTTGCGATCTAAATCGGCTTTGCGTCCTATGGGGTCGTCTGTTGAGGGTATCCAGTTATATGCATGAAAATTGACTTCCTGTTCTGTGCTACGAGCTATATTGTGGCCAAATCCTAGATGTATCGCTTCTTGGAAAAATTTGTTTTCGTGGCGTGATAAATCATATGCCCACTTCTCTAACATAGCGCGGAGGTGGGCCAGGCCTTGATGTTTGTGGTTGGTTGGCTCCTCTATGTAATGGACTTTCGTGGCGGGGAAGTATTCTCTAAAAATGTTGTAAATCGATAAGACAGTACAGATGATGGTGCCATATGTGTTATTTCCGGGGTTGTAGTCCACCTGTCTTTGATTGAAGTGAAGAGTTCTGGTTGCTTTTCTTTCCTCTCTATCTTTATTTATTATCTCGCTCGCCTTGCTGTGACGGTTTAGGTGATGGTTCAATGACGACTTTGTGGAAAACAAGAGGGGTTTGGGCTTAGTGTGCAAATTTGTGGGGTCAAATCCTTCATCCGCCTCCTCGTCTGCTTCACCGTCGGCGTTTTCGGTTTCCTCTTGCTTGCGTTGAATTTTGCATAAGTAATCTTTTTCATTGGTCTTCTTACCGTCTATGTTTTCTTTTTTACTGTGAACCTTTTCGGCAGAATCGACAGGCTCGTTGGGTTTAGCGGTTGTCGTAGGTTGGTCCATTTTCCCAACTGGTTCGGCTGTTGTTTCTTCTGTGTTGCGTTTGCTTCCTTCTTTATTATTTTGTTGAGCTTGTTGAGTTTTTGCCTTGTCACCGGGTACCTTGCCGGGGTTTTCGCTAATTAGTTCATCTATATAATCGTCGTCCATTTCTTCCCAGTCTACATCTTCATCTTCATCATTGGAAGACGGCATTTTATTGGTGTTGTCTACTTTTTGGGGTCGTGGTAAATTTGTCTTGGTTGGATTGGTGTTCCCTAAGGTTTGTGTATTTTCGACCTCGCTTTCTGGGTAGTCATCTTGACGTCCTCGGACTCTTTCGGTGGCCCATTTTTGCCAAGTTTTGAAATCACGTTTGACGTATTTGTCCAAATCATATTTCACTCGTGGGTCCTCGGCGGAGACGTGTTTGGGGTGAATGGTTTTTGGG